AATTGGCAAAGCTGTTGCGGTCGCCGACAAGGTGGCCGACTTGGTTGAGGAAATTGCTCAGCCAGCACCTAAACCATCTACCCCTCGACGGAGGGCTAAATCATGACCATCCACAACCTTGGCTCGAAGACCACGGTCCTGGGTCTGCTCCGCAACGACGTTGTGGCTGCTACCACGACCAGTTCTGCTGTTGATCTGCAAGGCTACGAAGGCGACATTGCTGTGCTGCTGGACGCCGAAGCCGGCGGTGCTGGCATCACCTATGCCGTGAAGCTGACTCATTCCGACACCTCCGGCGGTAGCTATACCGACGTAACTGGTGGCGGTTTCACCACCACCACCGCAAACACTGCTTCCTTGCAGAAACTGTTTGTGAACGTCACCGACATCAAGCGTTTTGTGAAGGTCTCCGTGACCGTTGCAGGCGGCTCTGGTACTGGTGCTGTTGCTGTGATCGGTTTGGCTTCTAACAAGTACAGCTGATCATGGCGATCACTGAGGATCTAGATGCGTTCTTGGCGGATTTTGGCGTTAGCTGCACAGCTGGCGCCACTACTGCCAATGGCATCTTGGACATGCCTAGCCAAGTGATCAGCGATGGGATGGTGCTCACCACCGACTACACGCTGACCGCTAGATCCTCAACCTTCGGCAGTCTCGTTCGCGGCGACTCGATCACCGTGGACGGGACTGCTTATACCGTTAGAGAGACGATGCTGATCTCTGATGGCAAGTTCGTGCAAATCGCACTACAGAAGACATGAGCGGTCCGTTCAAGGTCAACACCCGCAGTCAGTGGACAGCGCAGAATCCTGTCTTGATGGCGGGTGAGCCTGGCTTTGAAAGCGAGACTGAAAACCTGAAGATCGGAGATGGCCGCACGGCTTGGAATACGTTGCCGTATTTCAGCGGTCCTGGGTACTGGGGATCCTTCTGGGACACAACATCGCAGACGGCTACAGCCAACACGCCAACTGCAATCCTGCTGCGCAAGAACGACCTAGATAACCGTGGCATCAATGTGATCTCCAATAGCCGGATCACGGTTGACCATCCGGGGATCTACAGCTTCACGTTCTCGATCCAGTTCAGCAATTCCGACGCGCAGATCCACGACATCAACGTGTGGCTTCGCAAGAACGACAATGGCGCCAGCGGTGATGTGGCCGACAGCGATAGCAAGTTCAGCATCATCTCCAGCCACGGCGGCACGCCAGGCAACGTGATCGGCACGGTGAACTTCATCCTCAAGCTGGCGGCGGCTGACTATATCGAGCTGATCTGGGCGACCAGCAATGCCGCTGCATACATCCACGCAGAGGCCGCGGCCACCAGTCCGTTCGCGCATCCGGGGATTCCGGGCATCATTTGCACAGTGGTGCAGGTGGCATCGGCATGACAACAAAGCGCGAGACGATCCTGGCTGCTGTACGCACGGCGCTCACGGGCACCACTGGGGTGAGCACGCGCATCTACCGCAGCCGGGTTGAACCGCTTGCTAGAGGCGAAAGCCCGGCGATCATCGTTGAGCCTGTCACGGATACCGTCGAGCAAAACACCAGCTTGCCGACCCTGGACTGGAGCCTCACGGTGCGGGTTGCTGTGATCGTTCGCGGTAACATCCCGGATCAGGTAGCTGATCCGATTGTGCAGGACATGCACAGCAAGCTGATGGCCGATTTGACGCTCGGCGGTTATGCCATCGACATCCAACCGCAGGGTGTGAGCTTTGATCTGTCAGAAGCTGATCAACCCAGTGGTGTGATCGCCTGTGATTACCTGATCAGGTATCGCACAAGCGTCACGAATCTGGCTAGTTAGACTGTTGCTAAAAGGGCCTGACCAATGCCGCTCCTAAGCCGTAAGCGCCTGATCCTCACGAAGATCGAGGGGACCTATGGCACTGACTCCAGCCCGGCAGGTACGGACGCACTGCTGGTGCGCAACCTGGAGGTGACACCGATCGAGGCTGAAACGATCAGCCGCGATCTGATCAGGCCATACCTTGGCAACAGCGCCCAGATCCTGAGCCAGACGCGCGTTGGCCTCACCTTTGAGGTGGAGCTGGCAGGCTCCGGCACTGCTGGTACAGCGTCCAAGATGGATTCACTGCTGCGTGCCTGCGGCTTTGCGGCAACGACCACCGGCAGTGCAGTGACCGGCACTGCTCAAGCTGGCGCCGCTGGCAGCATCACTCTGGCCTCTGGTGCAAGTGCCACTGACGACTATTACAACGGCATGGTGATCAGCATCACCAGCGGTACTGGCAGTGGCAGCAAGGGCATCATCACCGACTATGTGGGCAGCACGAAGGTTGCCACGGTGCAGAAGTCCACGGCAGCCTTCACCCCTAATGGCACTAGTGCCTACAGCATCGGCGCGAACGTCGGCTACAAGCCCGTCAGCAGCAGCTTTGAGAGCGCCACCATCTACTTCAACAACGATGGTGTGCTGCACAAGGCCACTGGTTGCCGCGGCACTTTCAACCTGAACTGTGAGGTTGGCCAGTTGCCCGTGGTGAGCTTCACCATGACCGGCATCTACAACGCGCCGACCGACACCGCTGCACCTGCCACAACCTACAGCGATCAAGCAACGCCGCTGATCTTTAAGGCTGACAACACCGTGGCCGTGAACGTGCTCGGCTACAGCAGCGCCTGCCTGCAATCGGTCAGCCTGGACATGTCGAATGAGATCGTCTACCGCGAGCTGGTCGGCTGCACCAAGCAGGTGCTGATCACCAACCGTGCTCCGGCTGGTGAGGTGATGATCGAAGCTCCGACCATCGCGGCCAAGGATTACTTCACCATGGCCAACGACGACACCACCGGGTTGCTCTGCTTCCAGCACGGCAGCACCGGCGGCAACATCGTCACGATGGTGGCTCCGATCGTTGACATCAGCAATCCTTCCTACTCCGACCAGGACGGGATCCAGATGCTGACCCTGCCATATGTTGCGATTCCTAGCTCGGCAGGCAATGATGAGGTGGTTCTTACCTTTGCCTGATGGCGTTCGTCCTTAAGCAATCTGCCTCCTACAAGTGGCCTGTGACTTGCAGGCTGCCTGTTGATGGGGGCAGATTTGAGAAGCAGACGTTTGATGCTGAGTTCAAGCGCCTGCCCCAGGCACGAATCAATGAGATCCGTGTTGAAGCGCAGCGTATGGTGAAAGCTGCTGAACGCAACGAGCTGCTGGATGATGGGATCACTGATCAGTCGATTGCCCGTGAGGTGCTTGTTGGCTGGGCTGGCATCGTTGATGATGATGGCGATGAGATCAAGTTCAGCGATGCGACGTGCGATCAGCTGCTGAACGTGCCGATGGTGGCCTCCGCGATCATCGAGGCTTACTTCGACAGCGTGGTCGGCAACAAGGTAAAAAACTGACGGGGGCTGCGCGTCACTGGGCCAAGGGTCACACGATTGACCAAACCGCCGATGATGCCGCAGCCTTTGGCATTGATCTAGAAATCGAGCCTGACAGCGACGACTTTGAGGTTGAGCCTGAAGCGTGGCCTGCTGTGCAGATGTTCTTGCGTTGCCAGACGCAATGGCGCGTGGGTGCCAATGGCCTGATGGGCTTGGACTATGGCGCCCTTGAATGGCTGTTTAGACTGTATGAAGCAGAGGAACCCGCCGCGATGCTGGACGACATCCAGATAATTGAGGCTGAGGTGCTGATGGCCGTTCACGAGCAGGCGAACTGACATGGCCATGAACATGACCGCGGCGGTCAATATCAAGGCCAATGTCGATGGCCTTGCTTCGATCGCAGGATTACAGAAAGGGCTGAAGGGCGTTGAGGATCAGGCGGGCCGCACTGGCGGTGCGTTTGGCCGGTTGCGTGGCTTGGCTGGCAATGCTCTTGGTGCGTTGCAAACGATTGCGCCTGCGGCTACTGTCGCTGGTCTCGCAGCTGTGGCGAAAAGGACTCTAGATAGTGCTGCTGCATTGAGTGATTTGTCGCAGCGTACAGGTGTTGCAGTGCCTGCTCTTGCACGATTCTCAAAAGCTGCACAGCTCAGCGATACATCTCTTGAGTCTGTCGGCAAATCGCTGGTGAAGCTATCGCGGGCGATGAACAACGTGGCGCAAGGTGGCGCAGGTCCAGCAGCCAATGCGTTCAATCAATTAGGCATCAAGGTTACCGATGCTCAAGGCAAGCTGAAAAGCGCCGACGCTGTGTTCCTTGAGATTGCTGATAAGTTCAACAAGCTGCCTGATGGCGCTCAGAAAGCTGCGCTAGCTGTTGATCTGTTCGGTAAATCGGGCGCTGAACTGATCCCCTTGCTCAACATGGGCAGCAAAGAGATCGAGAACTTTGGCACCAAGATGACGCAAGAGTTTGCCGATCGCGCTGAGGCATTTGGTGATCGCTTGGACATCTTGGGTCAAAAGGCTGGTGGCCTTGCTGCCAGCTTCACGATTGCGTTGTTGCCGGCACTGGAGAAAATCGTTGCAGCTATTGAACCTTTGCTTGATCGGTTCCTAAAACTACCTGAGCGCACCCAGGCCATTATCGGTGGCATCACTCTGCTGGTAACATCACTTGGCGTTTTGCTCCCAATCATTGGTGGCATTGTGTCGGTGGTTGGCTCACTGATCGGTGGGTTCCTTGCAATCCCTGCTGCTATTGCCGGCTGGCTTGGTGCCATTGGTCCACTGATTGCATCGCTTGGCGCGTTTGGCCAGGTAATCGTTGGTGTTTTCACGGGCCCTGCCGGCTGGATCACATTGCTGGTGTTAGCCGGCGCCGCCATCTACACCTTCCGCGATCAGGTTGGTGCAGCGTTTGCAGCGATCGGCAAGTTCTTCTCCGATGCTGCTCGGGGTTTCTATCTTGTCTTCGTCGAGCCGATCATCAAGGCTGGGCAGTTCGCTTACAGCAAGCTGTTGGAGCTGTTTGGCAATCTCGCCAATGCCTTGCGGGCACCGTTTGAAGCCGTTGGCAGGATGATCCGCGGCGTGGTTAATGGCATCCTCAACGGCATCGGCAGTGCGATGCGCTCTGTGATCAATGCCATCAACTACCTGATCCAAGGCGCCAATTTCGCGCTGTCACGGCTGCGGTTGCCTTCGATCCCTTATCTGCCTGTCCCGCAGATCCCGCAGTTTGCTGCTGGCGGTGTCGTGGGTCAGCCCACCTTGGCAGTTGTAGGCGAGGGCGGCGAGCGTGAATACATCATCCCCGAATCCAAGATGGCCAGGGCCAGCGCCAACTACATGGCCGGTGCTCGTGGTGCCTCTGTGATCCCAGCCTTCGCCAATGGCGGCGTGGTTGGCCCTGGTAGTGCCACCGTCAACATCCAGACCGGGCCGGTGTTGCAACAGCAGGGTGAGCGGTATGTCACGGTTGCGGACCTTGAGCGTGCGTTGCAGACGATGGCAGTCACGCTGCTGACCAACAACCGATCTGCTGGTGGTCGCCGCTTTGCTGGTATCGGCTGATGGCAAATCGCGGTCAGTCTCAATACCTGCGCATTTTTGATGAGGCAGCCACCTACACCCGTTGGCAGAGCTACTACATCGGGCAGACGGTCACATGGCAAACCGCATCGTGGGCGTATCACCCGTTTAATGCTGATGGCTTGATTGGCGGCACAGCTGGCAGCGATGTTGGCGTTTCAATCGACATCCCTGCAACAGGCGCTGCGGTAGAGGCATTCAATGATGCGCTAGCCAACAACCGGCTCTGCCAGCTGTTGATGTATGAGTTCAGCACCGCACTCACGCAGACCGGCCCGCAGGCAACACAACTCCTGATCGGTAGCTATGTCGGTGAGGTGATCGGCATCAGCGGATCCTTTGCGCAGCTACAGATCAGCCTTGGCTCTAGCCTTGCACCAGTTGGCGCGCAGGTGCCACCGCGCAAGTTCACCTCAGCCTTGATCGGAGCGCCAATACGGATATGACCAGCAGCAGCTTCAAGCCAAGCGATCCGCTCACTCTGCTGCCGTATCAGGCGGGCCTTATCGAGCCGCCGCTGGTGGAAGGAGCTGCTAAGGGCGGCACCAACCTCGACAGCCAGCAGCGATCCATTCTGTTAGGTGAGCCAATCCCGATTGTGTTCTGCCGCCGTGTGGATGGCGTAGGTGGTGTGTTCGTCAGCCCTGGTGCCACCGAGGGCCGCTTTGAG